CAATCTCTCACAGCGCGTCTGGAAGTACACAGGACAGCTTCGCGGAGAAATGGAAGCTGCGATCACTGTCGCAATGGGCGACGGATCGTCGGCAGCGCAGATGTCGCGCGAAGTGCGCAAGTATCTGCAATATCCAGACAAGCTGTTCCGTCGCGTCAAGGGATCTGACGGAAAGCTTCATCTGTCGGAGAATGCAAAAGCGTTCCATACAGGACGCGGAGTCTATCGCAGCAGCTACAAGAACGCTATGCGACTGACGCGCACGGAGACAAATGCAGCGTACAGAGCAGCTGACGAAGATCGTTGGGAACGTCTCGACTTCGTCGTAGGCTTCGAAGTAAAGCTCTCGAAGCAACACGATGACAGAATGCCGAACGGAGACATCTGTGACGTGTTAGCAGGAAAGTACCCGAAGGGATTCAAGTTCACTGCATGGCATCCGCACTGTCTCTGCTACGTCGTTCCTATTCTCGCGAAGGAAGATGACTTCGTAGCGATGCAGAAAGCGATCCTCGACGGAAACGATCCTCGCACTGTCGATCTCAAAGCGCAGGAAGTGAAGGACGTTCCAGACGCTTTCAAGAAATGGATCGCAGCGAACACGGACAGGATCAACGACGCAGCAGTGAAGCCGTACTTCATAGCGCAGAACTACGTTGACGGAGACATCAGCAAAGGACTTCTGATCCACAACAAGCCGAAAGATGTCTGGCAGATCGCGAAGGATCGACACGCACAGCGAGACGATGCAGCTATTCAGCAGCGTTGGAACGAGCGCAAGATGCAGCAAGTCCAGAACGCGATCAAGCAGTCCGACATCGAGATCAGTCCTGCTTTGCAGACACGTATAGACAGCTTGCAGTCAGCGATCCAGTCTGGAAACACGCAGAACATCGCTCTGACGTTCCAGAGAGCAATGCAAGGAGTCCAGACACAGCAGAAGTGGGATGCAATCGTCTGGGAAGGATTCACAGCAGAACAGAAAGCGAACTTACGCGAGTTTGAGAAAGCTGTCGGAGTGAAGAAAGGACGCAGGATGACTCATGAGCAGGCTGACACTATGCGCGTCAATCCGCACTATCAGAAGAAGTACATCTACGATCCTAACGGAAAGTACTTGGAGAAAGCTACTGGACGCAAGCTGTCGCTCAATCCTAAGTGGGATGAAAAGCGTGACAAGCCTTACACGATCAACTGTCAGACATGTGCGCCAGTCTACGAACTGCGACGCATGGGATTCAATATCGAAGCGAAAGCTTTCAAGGGTAAGGACTTCGAATATCTCTGTCATCATTACAACGAAGCATGGCGCACAGCAGACGGAAAGCTTGTCACTCACTGGCGCAGTGCAAAGAAAGCATCGGAGATCTGGAACGATGTCGCTTCTGGCGAAGACGGAGTATTCCAGATCGAATGTCGTTGGAAGGGCGGCAAGTCTGGTCACACGTTCAACATGGTCAAGGAGAAAGGCAAGATCTACTTCTACGACCCGCAGACGAACGAAGTCTTCAACAGTCTCAAAGAGTTCGAGAAGTACAGCAAGGACGTGTCGCCTAAGTACGGCTATCAGTACTTCCGTATCAATAACAAGCTGATCAATGTTCAACGCGTCAGTCCGCTTGTCAAGGAAGCAGAGAACTACGTCGATCCTATCGAGAGAGCACGTCAGATCCGTCATGCGAACAGAGACGAAGCAGCGATCCGTCAGAGACTCGCAGAGAGACGCGCACGCTACGCTCTGATCGAGAAGACATCAAAGAACGTGCTGAACGTAGCGCAGGACTATCCAGAACTGCAAGGAGAGATCAAGCGTCTGCAAGCACTTGTCGATTCGCAGAACTACGTCAAACAGCAGGCAGCAGTCAAGGATCTCGCGAAGAAAGTCGCTTCTATCAACAAAAAGCTTGCTGAACTGGAAGACATCATTCCGAATGCTAAGATCTGGCACAAGCAGTTCCAGATCGGAGATCTTGTCACTGCATACGACAAGATCAAGATCAATATCCAGTCATGGGAGTCTACTATGTCGCTTCCAGAACTGCTTGCTAAGTACGAGAAAGAAATGAAGTACGTCATCGATCCGACGTACATGAAGCCGCACAAGATCTACCCGACTGCGAAAGTCGCAGAAGCAGCCTACGCGAAGCAGTTCACGATCGTGCAGGACAAGATCTTCTGGAAAGGACTTGACGATCAGAAGAAAGTCATCGAAGCGTTCAAGATCGCGTCTAAGACGAAGTCACAGAAACTTACTGACGCGCTTCTGGACTACGACAAGGCTGTTGCAGCAGGCGACAAGATCGCAGCACAGAACGCGCTTGCAGAAGCACAGAAGACGAAGCTTACGATCGAGAAGCGTGCAGCGAACAAGGTCGCTAAGAACGCAGTCAACAGAATGGAAGTCGGAAAAGACATCGTGCTTCCAGACATTACGCGTGCAGAGTGTGACGCTCTGATCGCAGCGTTCGAGAAGGAATATGGCGACTCTGCTGACGATCTGCTTCGTAAGATGACGGAAGCTGACTGGCTCGTACTGTCAGAGAAGCACAAGATCGTTCTGACGAAGTACACGCAGACGTACAACTATCTGAACGAGCCTTTGCGCGGAATCCGCTACTTTGGCGCAAACTCTCGCACTGCATTCGACGATGACATGCCACTGCTGACGGAAGCACTCTCGCAGCAGAGAGCACCGCAGAACATGGTCGTAAGACGCGGTGTGAACAACTTCCCTATTCCGTCTCTCGGAAAGGATCTCGGATCACTCGCAGAGGGTGACGAATTCGTTGACGGAGCATTCCTTTCTACTGCTGTCCGCACAGATATGGGATTCTCGCAGTCTTACAATCTCGTTATCGTCGTTCCCAAAGGAGCGCAGGGAATGTACGCAGAGCCTTTCACTCATTTCGGTGGTGGTTGCTTCGACTATTCCTCAAAGAAACTCTGGGACGGACTCACAAAAGAACGCATGGGTCACGAACGCGAATGGATCGGACAGCGCGGATCTAAGTTCCGCGTCCTAAAGAAGTCTGGTCACACGATCTACATGCAGCTTATAGGACAGCTGTTTGATCAGATCGATGATCCGCACAAGTTCATCTAAGCAAAAAAGAAAGCGCGAGTCAATTCGCGCTTTCTTTGTAGTATTCGTGATAGAATTCTCTGAACGGATCTGGATTCGAGTCGAACGATGTCTTCATGTAGCTGTTGAACAGCAGTGCTTTCAGCGTGATCGGAGTGTCATCGTACTGTTCGAACTCTCGCAGTCCTGCTGCAAAGTATTCTGTCAGCATATCCGTGAACGAGTAGTTGTCGTTCTGAACGTCAGTGTACCAGATCTTTTCGATCTCCCAGAGCATAGCTTTGTTCTGATCTTGCTTTTCAAACGGATTCTGCGTCTCTCCTTTGTAGTAGTGACACAGCTTCAATAGTTCTTTATTCATCTTCGTCATCAATTAGTTTCATGTATTCAAGACTCTGTTGCTCGATATGATTTCCGTCATCATCCACTTCGATGAACAACGGAAGTCCTAACATCTTGTCAGTATGCGTCATTCCGCGATATACGGACACGTTGTCGATCTGACGGACAAACCTCACGTAGTCGTAGCCGTAGGAACTTGCGACGGACTGCGCGATCTTCTGCTTTTCTTGTACTGTGATCATATCTTCTTGTTGTAAGCTGTTATAATGTCTTTCAGATGATCTGGAAGCAGTCTGTCAGCGATCTGGATCATAGACTCTGGAATCTCAAATCGTGCTTCTGCGACTGATCCTGCAATAGCAGCGAGCGTGTCAGCGTCGCCACCCAGAGAGACAGCACGTCGGATTGCGTCTTCGAACGACGTTGCTGACAGAGCGCAGATCAGAGCACCGATCACTGTCGGCTCTGCGTGCTCTGTGTACTCGTAGTTGTTCCGATATGCTTCGAATATGTCTGGACGCTTCACATAGAACGTCACTTTCTCGTAGCAGAACTGACGATCCAGATAGTCCAGAACTTCTTTGACTGACGATCCGTGATTCAGCAGATAGATCGCTGTCGTAATGCACTGCGCAGCGCGTATTCCCTGCCAGTGATTGTGTGTCGATGCTGACGATCTCGTAGCGAGAGCAATGCAGCGATCCAGATACATGCTTGTATATGCGCAAGGACTGACGCGCATCGCACATCCGTTGCCGAGCGAGTTGTACGGACGTTTCTTTGCATCGTGTACCCATGTAGAGAACGACATTCCGTAGCCGCCCATAGGACGCGGATATTTCTTCGCAAACTCATAGTAAGCATCAGCGAACTGATCTTCCGTTGTCCGCGTTCCAGTGTCAAGGATCGCGAAAGCTGTCGCAACAGTAAGGATCGAATCGTCTGTTATGTCGCATCCATAAGGAAACAACTCAAAATCGTAGGACTTCTGTCTGGAAAACTCATAGACGCTGCCTGCAATGTCGCCTATAATAGCACCGTACAAGTGCTTTCCGTTGTTGATAGTTGACTTCATACTCATATTGCTTTGATTTACGGTGCAAAGTTACGGTTTTTCTTCGAAACCCGCAAATATCCCTTGCGAATAATGCACTTTTTATTCTCGTAGTCACGCTCTGACAAGTCGTAGTTGTTCGAGAGCGATCTGTAAGAGATCCCCAGACGATCGTTGCCGAACGTCTGGAAGATAGCTGCCTGCGATCCGAAATACATGTGCTTCCGTTCGTTGTCACGCGGATCTTTCAGTTCAACGTGATACACTGTCTGCTGTCTCTGTTTCATCTTCTTGAATTTGATCTATTTCTTCGTCTATTTCTTCGTAATGCCCTAAAGTGCCACCTTCGCATTCTTCATCGTCTGCTTCGTAGCAATAGTCGCGCATATCGCAGTTGTCACAGTCGCCACCTTTGACGAAGTCGAAGATGTGAACGTGCTTGATCTTGATAGTACTCATATCTGCATGTATTCATCGATCCAGTTGATTTCTTGATTGTAGACATAGATGTCGTTCTGCGAGAGAGTTCCGTCTTTCTTCAACTGTTTGAAGTCGTAAGAGAATAAAGCTTTTCCGTTGAAGATGTCCGTCTTGATACGCTTGCAGACGATCGTGACAGTCCGTCCGTTCCGTTCGATCGTCGCTTTCTGTCCTACTTTGTGATCGCAGAATCGATCCGTGATTTCTTGCAGGATCTTGCGCTGCTTCTGTCGTTCGGCTCTGACTACTTCAACGCTCGCGTCGTAGTCTTCGATAAGTGCTTGTAGTGTCATGATGTTGTTGTTTTAAGTGCGCCAGACGCTGTTTCCCTTGCGCCTGACGCGTGAATTATTGTTCTGTGATAACTTATGCGTTCGTGATGATGAATCGCCAGTGTGGAGAGACTATTACGCTGTACTCTGCGCACCAGATCGAGCGAGCGTGCATCGATCTCTGATCGTCTCTGACGTAGATGTCGAATGCTTTCGCGTCGTTACTGCTTACGCTCTGGACTTTCAGCGCGGACTTGTTCATCTTAGCTGTCAGAATGCGCTCTGCGATCATAGTGAGACAGCGGATATACTCTGCTTCCGTATCACGCTTCACTCTCTCTAAGTACAGATCTTTGTCGTAGTCATGAGAGAGAACGCGGAACGTCGAGATCTGTCGCCAGAGTTGATCTGCTGCGTTCTTGTCTTCGATGTGAAGCTTCGTGAACAGATCTCTGTATGCGCGGATCTCTGCGTACTTCTGGAACATCTGATCGAACTTCCAGACTGCATAGTCAAGATGATACTTGATGAAGCTGTCATGAAAGTCTTTCATCTGTACGTCGAGAGCAAGTGCGAGTGCATCGCGCTCTGTGTTGTCCGTTGTGCGCTCGTTCAAGAACTGTCTGATATAGTTCATAGGACGCAAGATCCAACGTCCGCGAAGCGGATTCTGATCGTATAGCTTCTGCAAGCGATCCAGATAGAAGCGGATGAATGACTCGCGTTCGTCTGCGAAAGCTTCGCGGATCTTCTGTGCTGACTCTGGACGATTCCAGTACAGATCGAAGACGCGAACGTCTTCCGCTACTGTGTACTCTGAACGCTGTCTGTGCAGATCGAGTCCTATTGCAAGGATCTGCTTTTCGATCTCCTTTGTCTTGTTCGACTGGATTCCGTACTTAGCGCACATCTGCTTCTTGACTTCCGTAGAAGCAGCATCGTGAACGCGCTGACGATCTTCTAAGATCTCTGTGATTGTGAATGACTTTGTACTCATATTGCTTTGATTGTTTGTTAAACTTGCTGCAAATATATTGCAAATATCTGAAATATGCAAACTTTTTGAGAACTTTTTTCATTTTTGACGTGGGATTTTCCAGTTCTTTGACAAAAACGTCAAGCAGACGATCCAGAACGGATCATCTGCGACGTGCTTTCTGTGTCTTCTTAGGAAGATTCCAACCGCGAAGCTTCGCGCACTCGTAGTTGAACTTGAACCAGACATCTTCATCAAGAAACTCGAAGTGCATCGTTCCTTTCTTGAATCCTTTGCAGCGGAAGAATCCCCATTCGAACCACTCCCCGAACTTGATCTTATCTCTGTTGTTATAGATGAAGCGTCGAAGCGATCCGATCGTGTCGTAGTCGCGTCCAGTGATCGTGCAGAGTGCTTTGACAACGTCCTCGATCATTTCGCACTTCCGATGTGTGTAGTCGCTGTAATCGACTTCGAACGTGCAGTTCCAACCGACGGACACGATGTAAGGAACGATGAACTTGCGATTGACCATGTAGTTAGCGTTCGTCTTCCATGTCTCGCCCGCAGTGGAATTCTCTGCGCTGAAAGAGCAGATCGTGTCGAATGCTTCGACAAGTGCTTTCTGCATTCGCTGTCCGTTCGTCTGGATCACGATGTCGATGACGCGATACACATTCTTCATCGTGAACGGAACGTTCGTCTGTTGCTCTACGAACTTGTTGATCTGATCGCGAAGCTGTGCTGTCGCGTACTTTTCCATGTGTAGTTTCTGGAATATGATCTTCCAGTAGTGCTTCTGCAACGCTTTCTTGTACTGATCATGTGTGATCGCAGTTCCCTCGCTCGCGAGTCGTTCGTCATCTTTGACTACTATTGCACCGAAGCGGACTGGAACAGATCCGTAGCTTACACGTTCCTGCTTGCTCTCGCCAGTGATCTGATCTGTGACTGTCTTGAAGTCGTAGAAGTCCGCGAGATCGTTGATTTCCTTAGACGCTTGCAGGACGCTGTCGAAAAGCTTCACAGCTGACACGTAGCGATTGACGATGTCTCTGACGAAGTTGTAGGACATAAGACCTTCTTTTCTGTTTCCTTCCAGAGAGTCTTCATCGAACGACGAAAAGAAGTAGTCTGCAAACTCGTTGTCGCCAGATCCCTGCTTGTAGAGTTTCAGCAGAGACACTTCACAGCGCGTCGTTCGCTCTGCGTCATCATCGAAGACAGAGCCGAGATCTTCGCGTGATCCGTGAAGCTTCACTGTCTCTGCAAGAAGATTGTTCGTCTTGCTGTAACTGCGTCCAGTGACGTTGCTTGTGTTACAGAGAGCGACGATCGTACAGTTTGCAGGCGCGATCTCGTAAGCGTGCAGGATATGTTCTGCGCCCCTGCTGAACGGTGGATTCATGACGATGTAATCAACGTGACTGACTTCGTCTGACGTGACTTGCAGGAAGTCTTCTGCGATCAGCCTGCATTCTCCGTTAAGAAGCTTGCGAAGATGCTGATCTTTCTCACATGCGATCACTTCCTGCGCTCCGTTACGCTTCAACCAACGGACTATGTTCCCGCTTCCTGCTGACGGCTCTAAGACGCGCTTTCCTAAGATGTCTTCCCCGATCATCATCTGCGCGATCACGCGCTCTGGTGTCGGATAGAAGTCTGGATTCTGACTGAACAGCTTCATACTGCACCCCCTTTCTCTACGAACAGAACACTTTTCTTGTCTCTGCGATCTTCGTCAGAGCAAGCAAGATTCGGACAGTTACGATGATCTGCGAACGCGCAACCCTCGCACTCGTTGTCCGCGTCTGGATCTGGAACGTACTCTTTGCAGACGTATGTACGTCCGTCGATTTCGATCTCCGATCCGATCTTCACATATACTGGATCGTTAGACTCCGTCCAGTTGTCGAAGTCCGTGACGTAGTCCATAGCTTCGATGTCCGCGTCGTTGATGTTGCAGACGTGAGACTCACGAAGATTCGATCCAGTCTGGAAGCGTCTGTTGCTGTTGATCGCCATGAGAATAGCGACGATTGACTTGTGCTGACTCTCTGTGAGAGTGATCTGATACTGCTTTTCCATATTGCTTTGATGTTATGTGCGCGTCCAGACGCGAGATCCAGACGCGCTTGTTAATACTAAAACTTGTCTACTGCGAGTCCTTTCTTCGTCATTGACATCGAGAATCCTGCTTTGTGCAGATCGTCGATCACTTTTCCGTTCGACTCGATGATCAAGATCGGATAAGTGTGCGAGTAATTGTCGTTGACTGGTGTGTTGAACTTCACTTCGCATGAAAGTGACTGACTGATGATAGCTACTGCTTCGTTGAAATACTCTGGTTTCATATTGCTTTGATTTTAGACGTTAATAATTTATTTCTGATAGTAGTTGTTCATGATCCGCTGTTCCATAGCGTGAATAGCTTTGTAGTCGCCTTCGATGTCGAAGATACGGATCAGTTCTTTCTCCAACGCTGAACGCTTGTGAAGCGCGTCCAGAAGTTCTTTCTGTGCGTGATCGCGCTCTGCTTCACGCTTTTCTCTCTCTGCTTGAAGCTGCTGACGCAACTCGTAGATCTCGTTGACAAGCTTCTGCGTAGCGTCTTCTGCTTCCTTACGTTTCCACTGTGCGCAGAATGCGTCTTTGTCCTTACATGACATCATGTATTCGTTGTGGATCTCTCTGAACATGTCTTCTGTGACATTGATCTTTGTTCGCTGTGTAAATTCCTGCTGTGTCATATTGCTCTGGATTTTTTGATGAATTACTTTTCTGCTTGCAAAATTATGGAATATTTCTGTTATTTGCAAACATTTTGAGAAAAATCCCACTGTGATCTGTCATTTTTTAACGCGATTTAACAAAAATAGCAGTGTTTAATAAGCACTATTAAGGAAAATTTATGTTATCTTCGCCAACGAATTTTCATTCAGTAACTCAACTAAATCAAAAATGAAGGAAAAAATCAAAGCAAAATTACAAGACGCAGTCAAGGACTACGGATTGTCTGATGAAGCAATTGAATCGCTTGTCAACGCAGCGAGCAAGGGCTTGAAAGAAGATGCCAGTGACGATGACATCAAGAATGCAGTGAGTACATTCGCAGAGATCGGCAAAGCTATGCAAGGCGAAACAACGCGCAAGGTGCAGGCTGCAAAGAAGCAATTCGATGAAGATTCTAAGTCAAAAGAAGACAAATCGAAGGGCGAGAAAGAAGATCCTACTAAGGACATGCCAGAGTGGTTTAAGTCGTGGAAGGCTGAAAACGACAAGCAAATGGAAGCTTTGAAGACGGAGAACGAGACTTTGAAGTCAGAGAAGAAAAACGCTGATCGTAAGGCTGAAATCGATGCAATCGTGAAGGAACTCGGAATTCCAGACTACTTGATGAAGAATTACGCGATCGCTGATGACGCGGATGCTCGCAAGCAGCTGACTGAATTCAAGCAGGATCTTGTCAACAACAAACTTCTTCCGAAAGATGCAGCAGGCGACCGCGTAACAGAGGAAGCTGCGATCAATGCAGAAGCGGAAGACTGGGTAAAGAATTTGCCCGATCAGTAATTCACTCAATGTCTAATTAAAATTCAAAGAACAATGGCTGTAGAATTTAAGGCTAAAGAAAGCTTCAAAGGAACATTTCAGCGTTTCTGGAGAGGCGAAGCGAAGATCCTGCCCGCAGGCTACAAGCTTCTGAACACTATCAGCAACGGAATCACTCTGATCCGTGCTACGTTCTTGCAGATCTTCCCAGACGATCTTACTGCTGCTGTCGTAAAGCATGGCACTGTCATCACTGGCGGCACAACTTCTAAGATCCGCGTTTCTAAGGAGTCGTACTTCGAAGTAGGCGACTACATTCAGCGCAAAGGTCAGACTCTCGTTCGTCAGATCACCGCGATCGACAAGTCAAACGACGGTTACGACGTGATCACTGTTGCAAGTGCTCTCACTGGTGTCACTGCGAATGACATTCTTCTGGAATCAGACAACGCAGGCGGCTACTACGACGCAGAGTCTACTGACGAAGGTGCTCTGAAAGTCGTTGCTTCTGGCGCAACAACTGGTCAGATCAATCTTGCTGACGTTGAGCCTTACAAGGGTACAAAGACTCTCGCTGCAAACGACTACGTTGTGCTTGTCAACGCTGCGCCTGCGTACACACCTAACATGGTGCTCGGAGCAGACAAGGAAGTAGACGCAACTATCGACTTCCCAACTCTCGACGTAGCTTACGACGCAGTTGTGATCAAGGACGTGATCCCTGCTTTCCCTGCTGACTGGCTCGACGAAGGCGGTGTCTGCTTGAAGGGTAATCACTCAATCAAGTTCATCAAACAGTAATCAAACAACGAAGTAAGTTATGGCTAAAGAATTTATTTATTCTTCACTCTTTGGCGATCTCGTTCGTCAGGTGAAAGCACGTTTCGACGCTGCGTCGAAGCTGCATAAGGAGTTGTTCGACAAAGTGCAGTTCGAGCAGTTCTTGGAGTGGGACACACCTACTATCGGACTGAACTTCGAGGAACTTATGGGTAAGTACAACATCACTGTTGCTGCGCCCACTATCGGAGACAACTCTAACGAGTCTATTCTTGCAACAGAGGGTCTGGAAACCTTTGCAAACAAGGTCTTCTTGCACTCTATCACTCGCACAATGACAGTGCAGGAATACAGAAAGGTTCTTTCTATTCTGGATTCTAAGACTATCAGCGACGAGACTGCAAAGCAGGAACTCGTAAAAGTTATGTGGGGTCAAGTAACTGATCCAGTGAACAGTGTACGTGCAAAGATCGATCTGATCTTCCTGCGTGCTCTCTCTAACGAAG